AAAATTCATTAAATCAAGCAATGAGTGTCTATACATTTATTAGCGGTATTCTTATTAAGAATAATTTTAATGTTATGAATTTACCTGCGTATGTTAATTTCTATAACGTACAAGATGTTGATGGGACCACAATACCAAAGGGGGAAAGTCCTAGAGCTTTTGCGGACAGTTTATGGGGAACTTATTTAGATGTTGATTATAGAAAATCGGGGCCTAAGATGGTTTGTTTTTATGCAGGAAAACCCTCACAATATTTGGACTTACCAAAAGGGAATTTTAAGTTTAGAGATGACGGATTTGAAATGAGAAGATTTTCTGAAAACCCTTTAATAGAGGACCAAACAGGTAAAAAAGATTGGGCGGTTTCTAATAAATGTGTTGGGTTTACTGTTGACATCGGTATTAGAAATCAAAATGTGTTCTATTCATTTACCGTATCTCAAGACAACGGCACAGCCACCTCTGAATCGATTAATACTTTAATAAATATGGTTGACCAGTCTTCAGGTAGACAAACCGCAACCCAAAATAATAGTATCTATAATTTATACAAACAAAGAAGTTATAAATGTTCTGTTGTTTCATTAGGTAATGCGTTAATACAACCAACAATGTATTTTAACCTTAGACACGTACCAATGTTTAATGGTCCTTACATGATTCAAGATGTTCAACACTCAATTCAAGCGGGTAATTTCCAAACAACCTTCACAGGGGTTAGACAAGGAATTTTTGATTTACCTGCAATTGATAGTTTCTTACAGAGTATTAACCAAAACTTGATTACCAAATTAGAAGAATTAATTAAGGTTAATAAAGAGAGTATAACCGTAACAGGGACAACAAATGCCGTTAAGAGTAACATTATACCTCAAAAGGCGGACAACGCTCTTGACACCACAAATGCATGTAAAAGTAATGTTCTTAAAACTTTTGCGGATGCAGGGTTTGGGGATAGTGTTGTAGGAACGTTAACCGAAAAAACACCAAAAGAACTGGCTGATGTGTTAATTAAGGAAATACCTAATAGTGAAGAATTACAGATAATAATATATTGTTTATCATATATGAGGAGTTTCCAAATAACTTCCAAAAGTAAATTAGGTGCGTTTAATGGGTGGAATAATAATTTAGCAACAATATCTTTAGATACGAGTTATAATGGACTTAACACTACTTTAGATAAGTCATATAGTTGTATTAAATCTAAATCAAATGATTCAACCTCACAATCTTTACCTGTTGTTCATTTTAGTACTCTTGAAAAATATGTGAGATTTATGGCCAGTAAGTTAACTGAACCGAAAGATGAAATATTAGACATTGGATTAGCTAAATGGTATGTTTGTTATTGGCCTGACCGTAATGGAGTGTCTCCTGAATATTATGACGCAAACATAAGTAAATATGAACAAACTAGAATCACCCTACTTGCCGCAGTAGATTCTGCAGTTAAGGTTGGATTATCAAGTTTGGAAAACTCAAAAGACTTGAAAGCAACCATTAAAAATGTAAGAATAAACAGAACATCCGGTACTTCAGGAACAAGTGGAACTTCAGGAACATCTGGTACTTCAGGAACATCTATAGAGTCAATATTAGGTTTAGAGTGTCCTCCACCTTCGATTACGACAATTTCTCCACTATCGGGTTATACTGGAACAATTGTTCGAATTAGTGGAAGTAGTTTATCAACCACAAGTTCAATTAAAATTATTGGAGTTGAGGTACTTAGAAAAGATATAACAGTTCTTAATGATAGTTTAGTTAATTTTATTGTACCTAAAGTTTTAACAGGGGATGTTAGTGTTAATGGAAGAATTGAAATTAAAACCGACCACGGGTCATTTACAAGCCCAAGGTTATTCAACTACAGTCCTACGTTAGGAACCAACACCAACCCGCAAGATAATGGACCGTTAACTTTGTCTGGCACCTCAATACCGTTAAATGAGAGTAAGACACAATCGTTAAATGTTAAGGTAAACCCTCAAAATACAGGGTGGGTAATTTCTCGAGGAGTAAGTATGAATTACACAGTATATGAACTTGAGGAAATTAATAATGTAATTAGTAGAAAATATATTTCAAAAGGAGAAGTACTTGTTGAAGGCCGAGTTATTAATAATCAATTTAACATAACCCTTGAACAAGTAGAATTATTATTAAAAAATAACATTCCTAAAAACGAAGGTAAAACGCAGATTGATATTATGTTTAGTGTGAGCGCATCTAAAATACAACAGCAACCTGTGGTACAGCAATTTCCATTTAAAGTATGGTATACAACACCAAACCAAACTCAAGTACCTATAGACAACGTTCCAACAAGTCAAACTAAAGTAACGTTCCCACCAAAACAACTTTCAATTGTTAATGTCGGGGAGTCCCCTTCAATACAAGGTGTTGGTCCAACTTACTATAATATTAGGAAACCTGGAGGTGGATTTATCACACTTAATTTTACGGTACCTCAAGGTGAACAATATAATGATAGTTGGAGAGGGTCTAGTTTGATTATAGACGCATTAACTTTTTCACCAGTACCAAATAGTATTTTGCTGGGAGTTGACACTAATTACACAAATGACGTAACCGTAAGGTCTTTAGGCGCGTTTAGGTTACAAATTGAATATCTTCCGTACGGGTTTACTAGTCCGATTAATGGAGAGATATTAAGACAAACCATATTAAGTGATATTTTCACTTTATAACATAACAACATATTTATATAAAAAAGAATATTATGGACATTAATACAGCAATCAGTAATTATCTTGGAAAAAAAATTAATTATTCTGAAAAAGATAATAACGACGGAACAAAAGAAGTTTGCGACTTAGCAACGGGCCAATGTTATACAGTAAGAGAACGTGACGGTCTTATCGAAAGAGCGGGAAATAGTACTTATGCTAACAGACAAGTTATGGTTGAAACCGATAACGGATTAAAACAATTATTAAACGGATAAAAAATGAGTTTAGATAAAAAAATATTAAGTGAGATAGATAGATACAGAAGTATCAACAAATACATCTCCGAACAAGCTGAAGAGATTCCTACAACACCTGAAGAAGATTTAGGAGCATTAGCGCCAGCCGTTGGTGATGTAGGGGCAGGAGCTCCACCTCCACCGTCAGACGTGGCAGCAGTTCCACCTCCGGCGCCTGAGGCACCAGCATCCGGTCCATTAGATGTTGAGAACGACCCAGATGTTGAAAAACTTGACGACGAAGGAGACAGTGAAGAAACAAGTAATGAAGAAGGTGACTCCGAAGAACTTGATATCACAGAATTAGTAGATTCTCAAAAAAGTATTCAAACAAAACAAGATGAATATTTTGAAAACTTATTCTCACAATTAAATGATTTACAGTCAAGACTTGGTGAGATGGATAATATTATGAATAAGTTAAACACTCTTGAGAATAAGATTGAAAAATACAGAGAAAAAACTCCACAAGAAAAATTAGAGTTAAGAACTTACGACTCATACCCATTCAATCAAAAACTTTCACAATTTTTTGATGACAAGTCAGAAGAGATGGAAAAGACGGGAAAAAATGATTATGTTTTAACTTCCGACGAGGTACAGGACATCAACGTTAACGATATCAAAAATTCTTTCCAACCTGGAGGAGGGGAAGATAAAGAAAGTTACAAAACTTCTTTTAGATAATAACGAAGGTGTCGAAAGACACCTTTTTTATTTGACTATATCATATTTTCACCTATCTTTATAAAACAATTTAATCATTTAATTTTAGAAACATGAGTTCATTAGACGCCGTATTGGCACAGTACGAAAAATCACAACAATCAGCGGGCGGGGCCCAAAGTAAGATGTCGCAAGACGAAAGAATGAAAAAGTATTTCGCTTTAATCCTTGGGGATAAAGAGAAGTCAGGTCAGAGAAGAGTAAGAATCCTTCCTACCGCAGATGGTTCCTCACCATTCAAAGAGGCATGGTACCACGAAATTCAAGTAGGTGGCCAATGGCAAAAATTCTACGACCCAGGAAAGAATGACAACGAGCGTTCACCTTTAAATGAGGTTTACGAAGAGTTGATTGCCACAGGTAAAGAGTCTGACAAACAGTTAGCCGCTCAATACCGTTCTCGTAAATTTTATATCGTTAAAGTTATCGACCGTGACCACGAGGAAGACGGTGTGAAATTTTGGAGATTTAAACACAATTACAAGAATGATGGTATTTTAGATAAAATCATCCCAATTTGGAGAAACAAAGGTGATATCACTGACTCTGAAAAAGGTCGTGATTTAATCATAGAATTGGCAAAATCTAAAACACCTGCAGGTAAGGAATACACAACCGTATCTACGATTATGTATGACGACCCAGCACCTGTTCACACAGATGCAGCACAAGCGACCGCTTGGGTTAATGATGAGTTAAGTTGGTTAGATGTTTATTCTAAAAAACCTGTTGACTATCTTGAAGCAATTGCTCGTGGAGAGACTCCAAAATGGAGTACTGAAAAGGGTGGATATGTTTATGAGAACTCTACAGTTGAAACCGAATCATTCGGTGGTGGAGCATCTAAGAGTGGTAAACCAGCTGTAGCTGCGGACCCACAAGCAAATGACGAACCAGACGGTGATTTACCGTTCTAATTTATAACAAGGGTGGGAATCCCCACCCTTTAATTTTTTATCACATGACGTTTAAAGAAGAAATTGACTTGCAGTTAAGGGATAACAAGACGTTGTCCTATGAAATCTTAAGTCAACTAAAAGACAAAGGTTACTTCTCAGGTAGGAGTAAACAGATTGGTGATACTGTTTTATTTGGTATGTTAAAAGATGAAGACGAGGATGGTGTTTCGGTTATTAGAATCGTAACTTTCCATGAAGAAGAAATCGGAACTCTTTACGAAGAAGACGACACCTTTTACAACAGAAACAAAGTAAATAAGTTACCCAACATTAAAAGAATAGAAAATGGCAATTAAGAAAAACGATTTTAAGTCTATCAAAGACAAATTCTCAACATCGGCGAAATATAAACCCCAAAGGTTTTTTGACTTAGGTTCTGATTTCTTAGATGCGGTTGGTTTACCAGGTCCTGCAATTGGTCACTTGAATATGTTCCTTGGTCACTCAGATACAGGTAAGACAACGGCTCTTGTAAAAACAGCTGTTGATGCTCAGAAGAAAGGTATACTTCCTGTGTTTATTATCACAGAACAAAAATGGTCATTCGAACACGCCAAATTAATGGGGTTTGATTGTGAAGAGGTAGTTGATGAATCAACAGGTGAGTTAGATTGGGATGGTTTCTACATCTTCAATAACAACTTCAGTTACATCGAACAGATTACTGACTATATCAACTCGTTATTAGACGAACAAGAAAAAGGTAACTTGGACTACAGTTTGTTGTTTTTATGGGACTCAGTGGGTTCTGTACCATGTAAGATGACCTTTGAAGGTAAAGGTGGTAAACAACACAACGCAAGTACCTTGGCCGACAAGATTGGTATGGGTATTAACCAAAGAATTTCAGGGTCTCGTAAAGCTGATTCAAAATATGAAAACACCTTGGTTATTGTTAACCAACCATGGGTTGAACTACCTGACAATCCTTTCGGACAACCGAAGATTAAAGCTAAGGGTGGTGAAGCCATTTGGTTAAACTCATCATTGGTATTCTTATTCGGTAATCAAAAAGGTGCGGGTACAACTAAAATTACCGCAACTAAAGATAAGAGAACAATTAAATTCGCATCAAGAACAAAAGTTTCTGTAATGAAAAACCACATCAATGGATTGGGTTACGATGACGGAAAGATTATTGTTACACCACACGGATTTATTGGAGGTAAAGAGGCTAGTGAAGAAAAAACTTCATTAGAAAAATACAAAAAAGAATACGCAGACTATTGGAAAAACATCATCGGAACTGACGGTGATTTTGACCTGAAAGAAGAAAAAGAAGATTAGTTTATTGTTTCACCCTTTAAATCACAACAGTGACTAAGACATTATTAGTAGACGGAGATAATCTGTTTAAGATAGGATTTCACGGAGTTAAAGAGATGTATGATAATGGAGACCACTTAGGAGGACTCTATCATTTCATCAACATCTTAAGACGATTTCTAGAAGAGCACAACTTGGATAAGGTTGTGGTCTTTTGGGATGGTGATTCGAACTCATCAATTAGGAAATCTATATACCCCCGATATAAGGCGAATAGAAGGCAGGATATGAACGAGTATAAGTACGAGTCATACCTCCAACAAAAATCTCGAGTTAAACAATACCTCGAGGAGATATTCGTACGCCAAGTTGAAATGATAAACAATGAGGCTGATGACCTGATATCTTACTACTGTAAAGTATCGAATGAGGAGGATATCATTATCTTCTCAGCGGATAAAGACTTAACACAACTCATATCAGAAAGAGTTACCATATATTCTCCAATCTCAAAACAATATTTTAAGAACGGAGATATGATAACCATCAATCGGGTTGACATACCACACTACAATGTTTTAGTTACCAAAATTTTCACAGGAGACAAGTCCGACAATATCGATGGTATTGAAGGATTAGGGGAAAAAACTTTATTAAAATTATTTCCTGATTTGCAGGAAATGCCCTGCACTATCAACAGATTACTCGATATTGCCCGAAATAACGAGCAAAAGAAAAAACCAAAAGCTCTTGAGAATATTTTGACTGGTAAGACAAAAAATGGTATACTTGGTGAGGAGTTCTATAATACAAACATGAAGATTGTAGACCTTGAAAACCCACTTATTACAGATGAAGGTAAAGAGTTAGTCGAACAAATACAGACAGACACAATTGACCCCACAGATAGAGGGTACAAAAACTTAATGAGACTTATGATGGAAGACGGTCTCTTCAAATATCTTCCAAAAAACGATGATGCTTGGGTAAACTTCCTAAGACCATTTATGAAATTAACAAGAAAAGAAAAACGAAACACAAACAAAAATTAAAATCGCATGAAAGAGCAAGACAGTACAAAAATGGAATTCCTTTTAACATTGAATGACAATATTGTAGTTCAAAGATTTTTTAACGTTAGAGGGTATAACCCTAAAGCGAAAAACTCGGTGGAGTTGTATAACTTCATTTTAAGTTTAAGAGATGAATTGATTTACACGTTAAAAATGAAGGCCGTAATTTACATGATGGATAACAAAGATGCTATTGAGCATGACCCATCAATTATGAATACATCTTACACAGATGGACCTGAAATTTTTAACAT